GTGCTTTCGCAGCGTCTATTGCGACGCCAAGCCGTCCAGCTTGTGCTGCGATTTCGGTAATATCTGCGGCCTCGTTGCGCAGTTTTGCCGAAAGTTCAGCCAGATTGCTCGACTGCGCTGCGTTCGACACCGGCGGCACGGATGCCGCAGGGGGCGTAACCGGGGCGGCAGGTTGATCCTCACCGGCGGTGGAATGACCATCCTGCGGAATTGTTGCCTCATCGGCAGTCTCTTCACGTAGGGTATATTCAGCATCATTCTCTGCAATGCTGTTTGTGGTGTCTCTAGTGTCAGTCTGGGCGGCCATCTGTGCCTCCTTTTTCGGTTGAGTTGGTTTGCGGGACTGGAGTGCTGTCGCGCGAGATGCGCGCGCGGGGGTCGGCGTTGGGCTGTTTGCTAAGCGCTGTCGGAAGGCGGCAAAGCCGCGCTGCAGATCAATCACCTCATCGGCAAGACCTGCGGCGACAGCGTCTACCCCGCGGTAGGTGGTGGCTTCGGTCGCGAGCGCGGCCTCCTGGCTTAACCGTTCCGCACGTCCCGCCGCGACTGTCTCCGTAAAGAGGAACCGCAGCACATCGATCTCGCGCTGGATGTCATCACGAACGGCGTCAGGCAGGGGCTGATACGGATTGCCATCCACTTTATGCCGCCCTGAATGGATCAAAGTCACGCGCACACCGTCCTGATCAAGCTCGCCACTAAGGTCGGCATGCATCACGACGACACCGATGCTGCCAACGGCTCCAGTACGTGGCAGCAGAATGCGGTCAGCCTGGCTCGCCAGCGCATACCCAGCTGAGAAAGCGTGTTCAGCCACAAAAGCCCAGACGGGTTTGCTGGCGCGAATTGCACGAATGCGATCTGCGAGATCAAATACCCCCGCAACTTCACCCCCAAAACTGTCAATTTCCAACGCAAGGCCGCGCACGGACGAGTCGCTTGCTGCCGCGTCAATCTGAGCTGCGATTCCCTCATAGCTGGTCTGGCCCGAGGACTGTCCGATCCAGCCACCGCGGTAGATCAGCACGCCAGAAATTTCGATCACGGCGATACCATCCACCACTGGGTAGGGAGCCTCACCATGCTGGCGGTAATCGTCCAGCATCCCACCGGCAAGGATGCTGGCGCGCGCTGGCGGGACGACGGTGCTTTCCAAGCCGCCGTTTCCGTCACCAATCTCGACCCTGCGTCCAAGGATACGGGGCCCAAGGCCAGACAGAAACGCCATGGCTTTGGAGGGCTCAACCAGCAGCGGCGTATTGAAAGCGCGCGCAGCAATGCGGGCATGCAGCATCAGGTCTGGTCCTCAGTGTTGCGCGGGCGGCCCGCGTCATCGGTTTCATCTTCTGGGTCGGTGTCTTCGCCCTCATCCTCATCCGGACCTGTTAAAGCCTGCACGCCTTGTGCGGGCGAGCCGGGGCGGCGGAAGTCGAGGCCGAGTAATCGCTCACGGGCTCGCTCAGCCGCGATTTCGCGGTCGACTTGTTCTGCGTCATAGCCACGCTCGGCAATGGCTTGGCTGCGGGATTTGAGGCCCGCCTCGATCTGGGCAATCTCGGCATTGGCATCCTTCAGGGGGTCGACCCAATCCCACTTGGTGGGCAGCCAGTTGGCCGCAAGAAAACGTGACCGGTCGGCCTCATAGCCGGGAAGGTCCAGTGCGCTGGACATTACGGCGGCATCCATCCAGCGCGCATAGACGGGACGGCAGAGCTGGTAGACCATGACCGAGTGCTGCCAGGCTGAGACGCGGCGCCGAAATTCGATAAGTGCAAGGCGTGAGTTCGAAAAGTTACCCTTCACCATGTCATTGGTCAGATAAGGATAAGGAATGCCCAGCGCCGAGGCGACCTGCAGCAGCGTGCGGTATTGGAACGGCTCGTAAGTCGCCCCTGAATCCGCAGGCTGGCCCACGGTCACGTCCTCGCCCGGATCTAGACGCACGATTTGGCCGGGGCTGATCTCAAACCCGCCCAGCGTGTCGTCATCCTCTGACGGCAACAGTGGGTTTTCCGGAGCGGGAGAGGTCACAAACATCGCATACATCGCCGCCACTTTTTTGCGGTCGAGCTCGGCATCGTCGTATTGATCTAGCAGAAACAACTTCACGATGGCCGGTGCCAGCTTTGAGACCCCGCGCAGTTGACCCGCTTCAACGGGGTCGATCACATGGATCACCTCTGAGGCGGGCACGCGGACCATTTCGCCCGCCAGCCCTGGATCGGTGCTGTCGCCGGGGTGCCGCCGGAGGAAGTGGTACGCCACACGGCGTCCAACCCGGTCGAACTCGATCCCCTGACGGATAGCATTACCATTGCCAGCCACCCCCGTCTGATGCAGCGGCAACATCTCGGCGGGCAACATCTGCAGCTGCAAGGGAACTGACAATCCGTCACCTGCACGTCTTGGGCGGATCCGAAAGAAAACCTCACCGGCCAGAAACACCTCACGTGCCGCGCGCCGCTGCAGCCCGTAGAAATCTGTCAGACCTTCACTGTCAGCCTCATCCGTCCAGGCCAGCCAAAGGCGTTGCAGCTCTTCCTTGTGCGCCGCGTCTGCAATTTGCGAGATTGGTTTGATCCCGTCGCCCACGGTATTTGCAGCCCAGCTTTCAACGGCATTGGCCGCATAGCCATTGTTGCGCACCAACCAGCGGGCGCGTGCCGTGATATCGGGTCCTGACGCCGCAATCAGCGCATTCACATGCGCGCGCGTCGCCTGGAACCCGCGCAGACGGCGATGATGCTGGCCAGCATCAAAACCACCGACAAAGGCCCCGAGGCGCTGCCGCCAGTTCATCACAGGTCCTTCACGGCATGAGGGTGAGAGATCCGCCCAGCGCCGCGCTCGGCCTTTGCAATGCGCCGTTCGATATCAAAGACAGCAGCCGCCAATTCAGCATCGGTGCCATAGGTCAGGGTTTTGCCATCATAGCTTACGGAGCGCGTGCCGCTGTAGCGCGCCGCTAGCAACGCGCTGTGGCGGGATTTGAGATCATCGAGGGTCATTGAGTACTCGCTATTCCATGTATTTGGGCGTGCTTACCCGCCAACCGCGCTTGCGCGGGGCGGCAATCCTTCCGGCTTGAGGCTCGGACGGTCTGTCAGTGTCGGCTTTGGCAGCAGCCGTGATCGTCTCCACCCCGGCTTGTTTTTCGAGCTGCCGCCACATCCGTTCATCGAAGCGGTCAGCACCGAGGATCCAGGCGGCGGCGCGGGCATAGACGCGGGTATCGAGCGCCTCATTGCGCTCGCGCATCTTTTGCCATTCCTGGCGCGCGTAGCCCCGCTTGTTACGGATTGTGACGAGCTGCTCGGCCACCAGCTGCTTTAGCCATTCGCTGTCAGCCCAGTCTGGCAGGTGGATCGTGCCCGCTGGATTTGACACGCCACTGGCACGGTCTACATCGCTCGGCCGTTCCAGCCGCAGATAGCGATAGGTCTCCGCCTTGAAGGTCGCCGTGGCCACTGTCCAAAGCCGCGCACCACGTTTGAGCTTTCGTCCGTTCACGGTCGCATCAACAAAGGTTGGCCCAGAGACCGGCGTGGTTCGGTTGAATCCCTCCAAGCCTTTGACGGGGGCCACCTGTGCGATGCCTTGGATGCGAGCCCATGCGTAGACGGCAGCCGTCTCATACCCTGTGTCGATGGCTAACTTTGCTAGGGGCATGACCGCGCCGTGTTCATGAACCCATGTCTGGCCAAGAAGGGCCGTCAGCTGGTTCCAGCAGGCCGGATCATCCGGCCCGCCCGGGATCACGATGTGATCGACAAGCCAGCTTTCGAGGCCCCGACCCCACGCCCAGACATCGACTTCGATGCGGTCTTTCTGCACGTCAGCCCCTGCTGTCAGGAACAGCCCGCGTGCAGGGATCTGGGCCACAAACGTCTCACGGCGATCCGCGAGGCGCTGCCATTCCGGCGCATCGCCACTCTCGACCCACGTTTCGCCCAGCAGCGTGTTGCGCGCCGCGCGCAGCATTTCGTCCGAGCCTTGGGCTGCCAGCCAGTCACGGGCGATCTGTTCCCAGCTTTTCCAGCCAATCGGCGAATAAAGCGCTGAGAGGTGAAAGCCGATCGCGTTCGGGTTGGCGGAAACCGCCGTTGCACGCCATTCACCCTTGGCCAGCATCGAGGTCTTATGATGCTCTGCGATAGGCTTCTCGCAGCCTGCGCAATGATACATGGCCGTTTCCGGCTGCCCCTTGTCCCAGCGCAGCCGCTCGAACTGCAGCCATTGCCGATGGTCGCAATGCGGGCAGGGCACAAAATAACGCCGCTGATCACTGGCCTCGAACTCCCGCTCGATCCGGCTAAGGCCCCGAATGGTTGGGGTCGAGACCATGAACACCTTGCGGCGATGCGCAAAGGTCGTCGTGCGGGCCTCTGCCAGCGTGACCGGATCGCCTTCTTCGTCAGCGGAGGCTGGATAGGCGTCAACCTCGTCCAGAAACACATAACGCGCGGGCATCGAGCGCAGGCCAGTCGCGGAGTTCGCCCCGGTCAGCACCAAGATGCCACCTGGGAATTCCTTGGACAGCATCGAATTGCCTGCGTCCCGTGAGCGGGCTGGGCTCACCTTCTCCCGCAGCGCCGGGCTGTCCTCAATGAGCGGATCAATCCGTCCACGCGATGTGCGTTTTGCCATCTCCAGGGTCGGCAGCACCGCCAGCATCGGCCCCGGCGCGTGGTGAATGACAAAGCCGATCCAGTTGTTGCCTGCCTCGGTGGCGCCGACCTGTGCGGCTTTCATGAAGGTGATCCGCTGCGCCGGGTGGCACGGCGACAGCGCGTCCATGATCTCGCGCAGATAGGGCGTGCGCGCCGTGCGATATTGCCCGGGTTCCGCACTGGCCCGTGACGACAGCTTGCGATGCGCATCTGCCCATTCCGAGACTGTCAGATCCGGATCGGGCCGGATCCCGCGCCGCCAGAGGCGTAGCATGTCCTCAGCGCCGTCAAAGCCAAGGTCGAGCCCCTCGGTTAGGTCGCCGTCGTTCAGGCTGTGATCATGATCGCCCTCATGCAAGCGAGACCCTGAGGTCTGCGAGGGCGTTGAGCTGCTCTCGGACATGGGTTTCCAGCACCCTTTGCAGGATCGCAGTTTCGATCGTCACGGGTGCTCCCGATGCCTTCTCCATCTCTGCGGACAATTGCGCAGCCATCAGGGCTGCTACGCGGGTGGGCCAGGTGACCCAGACATCCCGCTCTTGCCTGGCCAGGCGAAACACCAGCGCCTCTGCCCGGGCGCGGTCGACCAGCGTCCCCTTTTTCTTTTGGAGTGACAGCTGGCGTTCCTGCGCTTGGTAGACCGTCAGGGCCGTGCGCGCTTTTAGATAGGACGTGCTGTCGCCCGGGCCGGAGATGCTGCCGGTATCTGCGTTGCTTCCACCAATTCGACCCCGTGCGCGCATCTGTTGGTCGGGATCGGTCATGGCCCCGCGCCGCGCATTTGAAGCGGTTGCATTGATCGAGCCGTCTGCAAACAGAACCAGTCTCCCGGTTTTACGTGCTTTTTGCACGGCCCCGCGTGAGAGCCTGGAATGGTCGGCATAGGCGCGTTCAGACATACCTTCCATGGCGCTGTGATGATCCTCAACATATTGTATATAAACAGGAAACGTGAATTATTTGAGTTGATTACACTCCGCGATAGAGCGATTCATGGTGTCAAGAAGCGGGTGCATCGTGCCCCGCCGCCACACCCCAACCCAATCCTGAAGGATAAGATCATGACCGCCACCACCACCATCCGCATCGACTACGCAACGCTGCCCGACCAGTTCGACCACTCGCGCCCAAACGCTGTGGCCGAGGCCATTGAAGCCGCGCTGCGCGAAGAGGGAATCGCGGCGGAAGTCTCCGACGTGATTTCGCACCTCAAGATTGAGCTGCCGACCACCCAGCTTGCAGCTGCCAGCACAGTGCTGGCCAGCTTGCAGCTGATCTGAGGGAGGCCAACCATGAGCACCCGCCGCGCCACCGACAATTCCAAAGCCCTAGACGCTTTCATGACAACCAAGGTCCAGATCGACGCAATGCTGGAACGACTGCAGGCCCTGAGCGACGACCATTTCAACACCCATCCCGACGAGATCAACTGGGGCGATGTCGGGACCCTAAATCACTACGCCAGCCTGCTGCGCCGGATTACCGACAGCGCCTTCAAGGAGGGCGAACATGCCGTTTAATCCCACCCAACGCCACCAGATCAAACAGGACCGCGCCATGACAAAACTCACCGACACCCAAACTATTATCCTCAACGCCGGGGCCCAGCGCCCCGACAACATCGCTCTGCCGCTGCCCAAAGGGCTGCATGGTGCGGCGGCGAAGATGGCTGTCACCAAGATGATTGCACATGGTTGGCTGCAAGAGGTCGACGCCAACTTGCGCCAGTGTGAACTGCTTTGGCGCGAGACCGGCGATGGCCACGGCACCACGCTGGTGGTGACGGATGCGGGTCTGCTGGCCATCGGGGTTAAGCCGGTGGTGGTCACAACCGTGATGGCTATCCTGAAACAAGCTTCGGTGCTACCGGAAGCGAAGCAAACGACCCAGCGCGCTGGGACGAAGCAGGCCATGCTGATCGAGATGCTTCAGTCGCACGACGGGACCACGATGGAGGCGATCATCGCTGCAACCGGCTGGCAGGCACACAGCGCGAGGGGCGCGATGTCGGGGGCCTTAGGTAAGAGGCTGGGGCTGACCGTGATCTCGGCGAAGGAAGACGGCAGGGGCAGAGTTTACCGGATTAGTCGCAAGACTGCATGATTTGCGGTCCCGTCAGTCGAGCAGTCGGTAATGAACCTCGGTTGGTTTGCAGTCAGCCCCGTTGATCGGGATCATATCTTGAGGGCAGGTTGACATGACCACGATGCAGTCGATCGCAGCGCGCAGCGTCACATAGTCCCCCGGCTTGCTGAGCGGCTCGCCCCATATGATTTTTCCGTCAGGTTCTACGGGAATGTTCATCCACAGGTTCAGCGGTGCCGGGCAGTCCGGCGCGCGCAGATCGAGCTGCGCCAACGCGGCATGAAGATTGTCAGTACAATTATCGTGATACTCTTGGCACCCCAGCATGGCATAGCGGTGCACATCGCAGGCTGCGATGACTGTGTCATGACGTCCGGGTGAGGTGTCCTCTTCCAGAAGCAGGATCGGCCGACGCCGATTTGTGGTTAGGGCATCGCCTTTCGCTGGAAAGATGCCCTGAAGCGTCGCGTGTAGATGCTCCATCGACATGAATTCGGATAGGTCATCTGCATTGAAACACCAGGTGTCCACGACCTGTTTGCCATGGGTATTTATGATTTGAATGGCTTTTCCTTTGGCAACGCGGACTGCCTGACCGCGCCGTGCAGGGACCACCTGAAGGTCTGTCATCATTTCTTGCATCCTCTGTCATCGGCGTTGTTACCGTATCGATCAGCAAACTGTCACATCCGATATAGGAAGGGTCAAGATACATCCGGCACCCTTTTCTCTTGTTGATCGAAGTTTTGGATCAGCTTCGTCGACAACCAGTGGCAACGGTGCGACGTCATGTGCCCAGCCTTTTCGCCTTCAGGTCCGTAAATGTTTCGCCGCTGTCGGCCAGCACGGCATTGGCGCCTGTGAATTGCTGCCAGCGCTCGATGGCCACATCGACGTAAGTCGGGTTTAGTTCAATCCCGTAGCAGACCCGGCCCGTGGTTTCCGCTGCGATCAGCGTCGTGCCGGATCCCATGAACGGCTCAAACACCGCCTGACCCGGGCTGGAATTATTCAGCATCGGGCGGCGCATGCACTCGACCGGCTTTTGGGTGCCGTGCACGGTGGTGGCGTCTTGGTCTTTGCCTGAAATGTGCCACAGCGTGGTCTGCTTGCGGTCCCCCGCCCAATGCCCCTTGCCGGTCTTCTTGACGGCATACCAGCAGGGCTCATGCTGCCAGTGATAGTCGCCCCGGCTGAGCACCAGCCGGTCCTTCGCCCAAATAATCTGCGACCGTACGTTGAAGCCAGCCGCCATGAGGCTCTCGGCCACCTCTGCCGCACGCAGCGCGCCGTGCCAAACGTAGGCGACATCGCCCGGGAATAGCGCCCAAGCCTCGCGCCAGTCGGCCCGATCATCATTCAGCACTTTACCGGTGCGTTTGGTTTTGGCAGCGCCCGCCTGGTTGCGCCAGCTGGGATCGTATTCCACGCCGTAAGGTGGGTCCGTCACCATCAACAGCGGTTTGACATTGCCCAAGAGCCGCCCGACCACATCGGCCGATGTGCTGTCACCGCAGATCAGTCGGTGCGGC